CTGATGCTTCATTATATTTAGATTACATCGAGCTCCTGCAGCACTTCGGGAAAGATACCCATAACGCCAAGTATGTGTGCCCAGCAGATCTGAAGCACGAGCACGACAAACTCTATGAGAGAAAGAGGAAGCAGGACGAGAAGGTCATGGCAGAACAGCAGAGGGCTGAAGCTATGAAGATGCAGGAGCAGTTCACAAAGAGACGGGGGGTGTTCTTTGGGCTGGTAGTGGCCGCCGAAGGGCTGCATATCGAGCCGCTGAAGCGTATAGAAGACTTCGTCGATGAAGGCCTGGCCATGCACCACTGCGTGGCTGCGAATAGATACTACGACCTGAAGAGGCACCCAGACTCTTTAATCATGTCTGCGAAAGATGATGCAGGCAATAGGCTGGAGACGGTCGAGGTAAATATAAAGACTGGTACGATTATCCAGTCGAGGGGCGTGTACAATGGTGTATCGTCGCGCCACGATGACATCGTTAGGCTGGTGACTAACTACATGCCCGAGATAATGAGAACGGCTAAAACGATAAATCAGTAAAAAATAACAATCATGGTAGAGATTGACAAAGAGCACAGCTGCGTAAGGTGTGCTTACTGCAGGAAGGTAGAGCAGACCAAACATGTGTGTGTGCTTAACGATGGCATGAGGGTGAACGAGCGTATCATCTGTGAGGAGTTCAAGGCCCAGGAGGGGTTCAGATGGAAACGTTTCAGAGACCACGAGCCGGAGGATGGTGAGGTCGTAATAAGAGCCTCGTATTATGCCAATGAGCAGATCTTCGATAAAATGTCTTACTTCTTGCAGAAGTGGAGCAAGACGAGAGACATTGAGAACCTTCGGAGGTGGGAGAAGGAGCACCCGGAGAATAAGTTTTATTTTTGCTCGTACACCAAAGAGGGGGATGACGTTTATAAGACATGGACGAGGTTATCAGATGCAAAACCGGATCTTCACCGGGACGTCGTTTTCTCGCTGGTCAAAGAGGATGCGTTTAACAAGATGGTCTATGCCGTGGAGGTCTTCGTGAAGTTTGACCTAACAGCAGAAATGCTGTTGAGCTTCGACAAGGACTGGAACGGGTACACCTATCATTGGGCATACTTCAACGGGCCTGAAGATATATAATGTTTTTGTTCGGCCGTAAGGCTTTTTGTTGCTTTCAAATGGGGTGTGGCCGTGAGGTTGCGCCCCATTTTTTTTATTTGCATGCGAAATCTTATTATGTTAATTTAATGTTAAAATGAGAATATGCGCTTGCACATTTAATCAAAAATTTTATCTTTGCCACAGTTAAAACAATTAAGCCCTACGCATCACGGTCAAGCGAAGAAGTATGAAGAACTTGGTAAATGTTTCAGAGATTACAGCAATCACAGTAGAGGACGTAAAGGCCCAGGTTGAGCGAGAAATGAGCAGGTTTTATTGTGTAGTAGCCAACGATGAAGAGGCCGAGGCATTCTTTGCAGATATGGAGATGGATGGCTACTTATACAGCGAGGAGGCACAGCGTTTCTATGTACCAGGTAGAATGAACGGCAACTGGCAGGAGACGATTACGGTAGTAATCACCGCCTTCTACAAAGACCCCGGGAGCGACGACTACTGCTATTCAGTAACAGTAACTGAAGACTGATGAAGAGGTTAGCCGTGGCGAGGGTATCTCACGAGTATGGCACGAGTATCAATGAGATAGCCCAGAAGTTAGGAATATCAAGGCGAGCGTTAAGCTCACGGATAAATGACAACCCGAAACTAAGTAGCCTCATAGAGATTGCCGAGGCGATAGGTTGTGACATAACAGACTTGTTTAGATAGGTGGGAGCCAGTAGGCCCCACTTTTTTTGTGCTAAATGCTTGATACATATAAACAAATTCAGTATATTTGCAAACAGAAATTGTTTATATATATAAGCTATGAAACAAAAGGTTACTACTACGAGCATCGACGACTTCGAGCAGGACAATCTGAACTTCAATAAAGGTACTACTAAGGGCAAGAAGCTGATGCAGAAGAGCCTTCTGGAGTTTGGCGCTGGTAGGTCTATTTTGGTAGACAAAAATAACCGTATCATTTCAGGTAATAAGACGCAGGAGCGAGCCAAAGAAGCGGGAATTACGAAGGTTATTGTGGTCGATGCAGACCGTGACGAGCTGGTAGCGGTGAGGAGGAAGGACGTCGATCTGGACTCTAAAGAAGGGCGCCGAATGGCTCTGGCTGACAATGCCACGAGTGCAGCCAATCTCGCATGGGACGACAGTACGCTGGAGAGAGCTGCAATCGAATACGACATACAGGCTGATGAATGGCTCGAAAGCAGCCGTAAGGGTCTCGACGATACGTATAGCAGGAAGATTGAGACACCCGTGTATGAGCCGAGTGGAACGTGCCCGGATCTGGAAGACTGCTACGACTTGAGCAAGGCGAATGAGCTGTTGGCCAGGGTTAAGATGGCAGATATACCAGAAAAAATAAAAGAGTTTCTTCGCTTCGCAGCCTGCAGGCATGTGGAATTCAACTACGGCAAGATTGCAGACTACTATTGCCACGCACCGAGGGAGGTACAAGAGTTGTTCGAGGACTCGGCGCTGGTGGTTATAGACTTTAACAAGGCCATCGAGGGCGGTTTTGTAAAGATGACAGACGAACTTCTTGAAGAGTACAGCAAAGAGTATGACGGAGATTGAGTTTAAGAGAGATTTTGTCGTGTTCATCCTGACGCATGGAAGGGTAAACAGTCAATACACGTACAAGAGTTTGTGCGCCCAGGGCTATACTGGGCGTTGTGTGTTTGTAGTAGATAATGAAGACGCGCAGGCGGAAGATTACAAAAATAGGTTTGGTGCCGAGAACGTGTACGTCTTCGATAAGCTGGAAGAGAGCAAAAAAATAGATGAAGTATTTCGAGGAGACAGACGAGTGATAGTGTACGCCCGTAACGTATGCTTCGACATAGCCCGCGAGCTGGGGTACAAATACTTCATCGAACTCGACGATGATTATACATCGTTTGTCTGGAGGTTTGACGCTAACTGCAGATATACGCCGAAGACTCCGAAAATAAAGAGCCTCGACAATGTGTTTCGTATAATGCTGGAGTATTTCGTAAACAGTCCGCTCACATCGTTAGCAATGGCCCAGGGTGGTGACTTTATAGGTGGAAGCAGTAACCAGATGCTACGCACGATAGGAACGAAGCGCAAGGCGATGAACAGCTTCATTTGCTCTGTGGACCGCCCATTCATGTTCAAGGGTCGAATAAACGAAGATGTGAATGCTTACACGCAGCTCACATCGATAGGCAAGATATTCCTAACCATAGTGCAATGCAACCTACAGCAGAAGATAACGCAGTCGAATGCTGGAGGAATGACCGACGTATATAATGACAGTGGTACGTATCTGAAGAGTTTTTCTACTGTAATAGTCTATCCGTCAGGTGCCAAGGTAACACTGCTGAACAGTCACCACAAGAGAATACATCATAATGTAAATTGGGAGCGTACAGCTCCAAAAATACTACAGGAGAAGTGGAAGAAAGGAGGTGAGAAGTTATGAGTAACGAGGGCAATCTGAAGCCGTTGCAATCTGATGATGGACTATCGGAGGATGCAAAGGCTCGGCAAAGAGAGATAAGACGTAAAGGGGCCATGGCGAGCCACGAGGTTAGAAAGGAGAAAAAGAGGCTCAGACAACTGGTTGAGGCTTTTGGTAACATGAAGGCTCCGGAGAGAGCACGCAAGGCCATGCTGGAGCTGGGAGTGAGTCGAGAAGAACTGACTAACGACATGGCTGCTGTCGTTGGGCTATTTCAGAAGGCTATCAAGGGCGATGTGATGGCCTTTAATGCTATCAGAGACATCCGTGGAGAAAAGCCCGTGGACGAGAGCAAAATGAGTTTATCCGGAGGACTCGATAATACCATCCAGATAGGTTTCGTAGAGACTGGCGTCGAGCCGTCTTCTGATGAGAGCGAGGTCGATATATGATACCGTTTAAGGTCATAGGGGAATTGTTCCGAGCCAACATAGACCAAGAGGCGAGGACGTATATTAACCAGGGGGGCACTTCCTCTGGTAAGACCTTCACCATTATGCAGGTGCTCATCTATTGGGCGATGAAGGAGCCGGGAAGCATCATAACGGTGGTAGGTCAAGACCTGCCCAACCTGAAGGTCGGTGCGTTGCGTGATGCCAAGAGCATCATCAATGGCAATGAATGGCTAACAAAGCATTTCGCTTTCAATGAGTCTGGGCACTATGTCAGTTGCGTCAATGGCTCTTTGATAGAGTTCAAGAGCTACAAGGATAGCCAGGACGCTAAGAACGGTAAGCGTGATTATTTGTTTCTGAACGAGGCGAACGGCATCCCTTACGAGATATACTGGCAGTTGGCTATCCGTACCCGCAAGAAGGTGTATATCGACTACAACCCTTCCGAACGTTTCTGGGTGCATAACAAGGTAAAAGGTACCGTGGGCACGAAGATGATTATCTCGGATCATAGGGGCAACCCGTTTCTCACTGAAGAGGAGCATGAGCGCATCGAGGGCATCGAAGACCCCGAGTTGTGGAAGGTGTACGCCCGTGGCCTGACTGGTAAGCTATCCGGGGTTATCTTTCCGAACTTCAATATTGTGGATAAGCTGCCGGATCATGATAGTTGGAAGGTCGAGGGGTACGGGCTGGACTTCGGTTTCACTAACGACCCCACAGCACTGACTCATAATGTGCTGGCGCATGGAGAGCTGTGGACCGACCTCGTGCTCTATACTACAGGGCTGACGAACCCGATGATAGCCGAGCGGGCTAAGGAGAACGGCATAACGCGCTCGGATATGATTGTGGCAGATAGTGCAGAGCCGAAGAGTATTGCCGAGCTGCATAACGCAGGGCTGTGGGTGGTTCCCACTGTCAAGGGTAACGATAGCATCACGGTGGGCATTGATATACTCCATCGGTACAAATGGAACGTCACACGGCGCTCAGCTGGACTGATTGAGGAACTACAAGCCTACAAGTGGAAGACTGACAGAGACGGGAATAAAACGAATATCCCGATAGATGCCTTCAACCATGCGATAGATGCTACGAGATACTGGGCCATGATGAAGCTCAACATCAGAAGGGCTGGAGGGGCAAGGGCTCACTACAATAGTCTGGACTAAATACGAATGAATACGAATGAAAACGAAGGCTAATTTCAAAACGTGGCTGATACTGGCCGAGGTCAGTAAGGATACGGAGGCATTGAAGTTGGAGAAGCTGACAAGGCCTGCGAGGGTGGGCAAGGTAGCCACGCCGGAGACTCTGGACGATATGACCATTGGGCAGATGGTGCAGCTTTCCGACTGTGGAACTGGTGGCGATATGTTTTACCGGGTGTGCAAGGTGCTGCTGGGACTGGAACCGAAGCAGGTGAATAGGTGCCGGGCTGTGGAGGTGGTACGCTTCGTAGGGTGGGTATATGGTCAGGTATCCGCGATTAACAAGCTGTTTGATAAGGCCAAGCGGAAGCCCACGGCAGAGGAAGTGCGAGCAGGTATCAATCAGCTAACCTTCGGTATCTTCGGTATGATTGACTGGTACGCCCTAAGGATGGGCATAACGGATCACGAGGAGGTCATGTCGGTGCCGTGGGTGCGTGTGTACAAGTGTCTTGATATGGACAACCAAAAGAACGAATTTGAACGACGACTAAGCAAGGAGTATAGCCATGAGCATTGAAGATAAGTTAAGAGAGATTGTAGGTGCAAAGTTTTCCGGTTACAGCTACGTTTTCGAGGACTGGAACGGAGCAGACAGGGTGCTGAACAAAGTAGCGCTTCCGGCTATTATCTGCATTCTGCCTACTGGTGGGTATATGGACGTTGGGGCTACTGGCATCAAGGACAGCGAGGACTTATTACTCGCCTTCGTGGATAAGGTAGCCAGGGACGCAGACGGAGAGGACAACGAGGAGGTGTACACACGAATGAAGGGTGTAGCCCGTAGCTTTATCGTGGCTATGAACGAGAGCCATTACTTTGCCCCTATTGGTGGCCAGGTGCGCTATACTACGATATTGGAGAGCGGAGCCACGAATATTACTGGTGTGCTGGTAGAGCTATCCGTTAAAGAGAGACAGGGGGGCTGCGTATGATAAAGGAGGCTGCGAGCATGGTGCTGGCTGACGAGCTGGAGCTGCTGCGGAAGGAGATTATCAAGCATCACATCGATGCTGGTCAGAGAGCGAGCGGTAAGACTGCTGCGAGCCTCAGGGTGCAGGTGTCCGGTGACGAGGGTACGCTGTTTGGCCGTAGCCCGTTTGGTGTTCTGGAGACTGGACGAAAGCCAGGGAAGGTGCCAGCTAACTTCCAGGGTATCATAAGGGCATGGATGAAGGCCAAGGGAATTGTGGCACAGCCGATACCCTACAAGACGAATAGACCTCACAAGTATACACCAGAGGAGCGTGGAGAACTTACGTTATCATTTCTGATTGCAAGGAAGATACGGAAGTCCGGTACAAGGCTCTTTCGCACAGGTGGTAGGGCTGATATATACTCGAACGCTATTCCGGCCACAAAACAGCGCATAATGATGCGTATCGTTGAGCTGGTAAAGACTGATATACAGAGCATCAAACTAAATAACTTTACGCTGATAAAATGAGAGTACAGACTAACAATGGTATTACGTTGAAATACCCCGACGAGATAGGTTTTGCCTTCAATCCCTGCCTGCTGGTGGCCGAGGGAGAAATGGCAAGGATGGCCATTACGGCCACGTGTGGAGATAGCCAAGAAAACATCTATCTCGATGCCTTCGATGGCAAGTGTTACGGCGACGTGAGGGAGTACGTGCAGACATTCTTCGATACTATGCAGTTCGGTATTGTGGACTATACCGAGGCCCAGCGCACTGAAATGGGAAAGCTCATTTCGTTTGTGGTGGCTGTGGTC